TGCAAGATATGTAATAATGCTGAGACTAATCTTGATAATAAAGGTAAAGTCAAGTGGTTAGCGGTCGACCATAATCATGATACTGGTGATATAAGAGGACTATTGTGTTCCAATTGTAACACTGGTATTGGTAAATTAGGTGATAGCATTAAAGTATTAAAAAATGCAATAAAATATTTAGAAGAAAGAGGTAGTTATGGAAAGTAAACCAAAGACATTAATAGTTGATGGAGATATTCTTAACTTTACAATTGGTAGAGTTACAGAAGACATTACAGAATTTGATGACCAAGTATGTAAATCATTTGATGAAGATGCCATTGTTAAGTTGTTAGAAAGTGGATTAGATAATATTTCAGAGACATGTGGATACGATAGAGAGAATATAATCTATAGTATTTCATGCTCTAAGAATTACAGAAAGGAACATTTCCCTACTTATAAATCTAACCGTAAAACAGTAGTTAAACCTTTAGGTCTTACATGGCTTAGAGAGTATCTTAAAGAGAATGCTGAGAAGTATAATCTATTACTGATTGAAAATTTAGAAGCTGATGATTGTATGGGTATCTTCGGTACTGGCGGTGATCCTAGTATATCAATATATAGTCAAGATAAAGATCTTAGGACTATACCTGTAAGACAGTGGGACTTTAAGGAAGGAAAATTCTGGACACCAACATATGTACAGGCTATGAAGTTCCTATATACTCAGGTACTCACAGGAGACACTGTGGACGGTTATAAAGGCTGCCCAAAGATCGGTAAGGTCAAGGCAGATGCAGCACTTAGGGACTGTCAGAATGAGCTTGAGATGTTAAAGCAGTGCTATGTTAGATATTACATGGTGTATAAAGCAGAGGCTAAAGATGAGCTATTAAAGCAAATTGGTCAAGCTCGTATATTACACCAGTCAGATTATGTTGCGCTTATTAACTTTAAAGAAACATATAACCCATTTAAGATTTTAAATGTAGGTTGTGAGTTACTTGATGAATGGTCAGCAGAATATATTGAACAATTAGCAGCAGCTAAGAAGTCTAAAAAGTTAGAAACCGCTGAGAAAAATAAAGCTAAGCGATTAGCAAAGAAGGATAAAGATGCCGTTTAATTGTGAAGAGTGTGATAAAGAAGTCATGACATTGTGGTATCTATCATCATATGGTTGTACAAAACACAACACAAAAGATGATGGTGAATATTGTGAGAAATGTTTCAATAAGAAATTTGAGGAAAAACATGACAAAGACAAATAAAAGAGAACGTAAGTATGGCAAGGACGTTATAAAGGAGCCACCAAAGAGTAGAAGAGTAAAGGGGGCTATAGCTGATAAACCAGAGATCGAGAAGTTTAAAATACTTATTGATGGTTCAGGGTTTAGTAAGGCTATGTCATATGATGAATGTATTAAGATTATAGGTGAGATGGAAGCTACGGCACGTAAGATGCGTAGACCAATACCTAGTCTTATGTTAGTTAAACAATGAGGAGGAAATATGGGTGGTAAATCGAGTCCAGTAGCGGCTATTACAAAAGCAGTTAGTGATGTAGCAAGTACAGGATTTAAAGGTATTAATGATGTTACAAGTGGGTTAAGCTTAGATGATAATTTTGTAACAAATAGTTTAGATGAGGTTGGTAAAATTGCTAAACCTATTGGTGAAGGTGCAGCAGGTATCGTTGGTGGTATTGGTGAAGGTGTAGCAAAAGTTGGTCAGTTAGGTACTGATATTGTTGATGTTGCAACACTAGGACAAAGTAAGCGTATTGCTGAAAAGTCAGCTAGAAATGCAGCTAGAGATGCAGCAGCAGCACAGGAAAGACAAACAGCACAGCGTGACGCTGAGTTAAAAGTTAGAGCAGCTAATACAGAAGCTGGTGAAGGTTCGAGTATCATCTTAGGTGGTAAACGTAAAAAGAAAAAAGGTTCAGCAGTATCATCAGGCATGGGATTGTCTACTGGTGACACTGGACTACAAGTATAATGAATGCAAAAAAGAGATATGACAAACTAGTTATCGCTAGGAAAGATTATCTAGACAGAGCAGAATCAGCAGCTAAACTTACAATACCTCAGTTATACACTGGACAATACAATGATGAGCATGAAGGTCGTAGTTACCCTAATCCTTATCAGTCACTAGGTGCCCGAGGTGTTAACAACTTAGCAAACAAAATTATACTTACCTTATTCCCCCCTGCAACAGCTTTCTTTAAGATGGGTTTAAACCCTATAACTTTAAAGGAAATGAAGAAAGGTGAAGGTGAGATAGATCAAGCACTACAAGTATTAGAGAAGAGTATTGTAAATGAAATGGAAACGTCACAACTAAGATCGTCACTTGTTGATATGATTAAACAATGTGTTGTTGGTGGTTCATCTATACTACATGTACCTCAAACTGAAGACCCTAAAGTAATCAGTATGGAGAACTTTGGTATTAAACGTAGTAAAAGTAAACGAGTATTAGAATTGATTATCAAAGAGTGTCTAGTATATTCTGAACTTGATAATGAGACTAAAGCACAGCTTAGTAAGTCACCAGACTTATCTGAGAAGCATATGAAGGATGAGAAAGATCTTGATGTATACACAGTAGTTAAAAGAGCTGATGATGGTATGTATGATGAACACCAAGAGATTCTTAACATTAAGATTAAAGGTACTGAAGGTAGGCACAAGCCTAAAGAATTACCATATATATTTGTACCATTCGTCGATAGAGGCGAAAGTTATGGAAGATCATATGTTGAAGATTTCATTGGTGACTTAAACTCATATGAAGGTTTAAGAAAGTCTGTACTAGAGGCAGCAGCAGAGTCAGCTAGGATTATATACTTAGTTAGACCTAATGCTACACTTACTACTAAGAAGTTACAATCAGCACAATCAGGTGATGTATTAATGGGATCACCAGATGATGTAGGTACACTTCAAGCAGATAAGCGTATGGACTTACAGGTAGGTCAAGCAGAAATGGAAATACTTAGAATGGATCTGAGTACTATGTTCCTATTAGATAGTTCTGTAAGACGTAACGCTGAGAGAGTCACAGCTGAAGAGATTAGACGAGTTTCACAGGAACTTGAAGTATCTCTAGGCGGTATATATTCTACACTAGCTAATGTCCTTCAAGAGCCATTAGTTAAATTATACTTAATAAGATTAAAGCAGAAAGGTTTAATTAATGATGCACTAAAAGACTCTATTGATTTAGAAGTAATCACAGGTTCAGCTGCCCTAGGTAGAGGAACTGAGTTTAATTCTATCAGTACATTCATTCAAACTATGCAAGCAGTTCTAGGTCAAGAATTTGGTACTTATATGAAGATGCCAGAGATGATTGCCAGAGTAGCTAATAGTTTAGATATTGGTACATCAGAGTTAATTAAATCACAAGAAGAGTTACAACAAGAACAACAAGCGGCACAACAAGCACAACTTGAACAAGCTGCAATAGCACCAGCAATTAACGGTGCAATGAAACCACAAGAAGGATAATAAATTATGAGTGATGAACAACAAAATTCAGAGCAAAGTAGTGAAAGTACAAGTATAGAATCTAATGAACAACCAATGGAGACTAATCAGGTAGAAACTCAGGGAAGCCCCACAGCTGAACAAGTAGATACTCCCGACAGTATTAGAGATAATGGTAGTGAAGTAGGTTTACAGAAAACAGAAGCATCAGAAGAAGTGGACTCTGATGAAGAATTTTCAAAAGGATTAGATGATCTGGTAAGTGCTGCCTTAAATGGTGGACTGTCAGATGAACAAAAAGCATCATTAGATAAAGCTGGTCTAGGTAGTCATTTTGATATGATTGTACAAGGACATCAAGCAGTGATCGCAAAGAATGACGCAGAGATTATTAGTGTAGTTGGTGACAAAGCAGCTTATGGTGAGTTACAGGAGTGGGCATTGTCCAACCTTAACGACCAAGAGATTGCAAGTTTCAACATGGCAGTAATAGAATCAGGTGACATTGGGTTAGCAAAATTAGCAGTTGAAGGTCTACAGGCTAGATACCAACGAGTTAATGGTGTAGCACCTTCTAAGCGTATTGAGGCTGGAGGCACAGCTAATGAAGCAGCAAGACCGTACTCTAATAGAGATGAGTACATTAACGAAACAAG